AATTTCGATACCCCAGCCGACGGCTTCGGTGGTGTCCAGAATCGCAGAGCGATACAGGGTATTGAGGTCTTGCAGGTCTTCAAATTCCTGGTCGGTATGTTCCATGGTAAATCCTATTTCAGTAGAGTGAGTTAGGCCGTGAATTCACTCAGCCACCTTACGCGCACAGCCTGATAAAGAACAGAAAAATACTGTTTATATGTACAGTATATTTGTGTCATAAATTTGGCTTAGTGCCACTTCTGCGTTTACTGCGCTCTTCCAGAAAACGTATCCGGCTGCGGCTGGCACGCTGGCGAACGGATTCATAGGATCGGTTGAGTTGCCGGGCTATAAGTTTGGGTGGGATGGTTGCTGCGAGTTCTTTCAGAAGACATATCTCATCGGGTGACCATCGACGGCCAAGAGTTAACTGATTGCCACGACGCCGGTATTCAGGTGATTGCATTTAACCTCCTTACTGCTCCGTTTCGCTCTCCAGTACGCTGTATTCAGCGCTCAGAACTGATGCGTTATCCTGATCAACATCGCTTTCGGCCTTCTCATCTAAAACCACGGCTTTCTGCATCTCGATACTGACCGGCAGGTACTTGAACAGGCGGCGGATGACTGTCTTCTTCGCCATTTCTTCCCAGTGTGTGACCCATGGGCCATTAGAGGATGCCTTGCTCTGAGCCTTGACCTTTTCAACCTGCTTAGCGGTCATAACCTCAAACTGAGTGCCGCCATCCTTCAGGCGGGCCACGGCGTAAACATGCGTAATTGGTGCGTCTTCGTTGTCGCCAGGGCGGTGAATCAGGTTTTCGTCCAGGCCATACTCAAAACTGAACTCATCATCGGCGCGCACCACACGGGCAGATAGGCTGACGATTTGCCCTGAACGCCGGGCAAGGTCAATCATGCCGCGGTAGCCGATAATCAGCTGTACATCCATGCCAGCATCACGCCACTGACCTGTCTGGCGGTCTTTCTCACGCTTCTTAAATGGCAGTAAATATGCGTGACCCAGTGCGCTGCCCGGCTCCAGCCCCAGTTGAGAACACTGAACAACGGAACCAACAAAGCTCTGCTGATTACACCCGGCGAGGTCAGGATTTTTTCTGATTTCAGTCGTGACGATTCGAATCATACGATCCGCTGTCATGTGCCGTGGCAAGGCCGCCGCCAGTTGATTTTTCATCGCTGGCTGATTCATGAAAGCAACAAGCGTCTGCTCTGGCGTTTTGTTGGCAACCTGCTTGCTCTGCTGCGTCTTCTGCAGGTCAGCGCTGGCGATAGGTGGCTGGTTACTCATTCCTTAACTCCTTCGCCCAAAAGGGCAGTGATAGGGTTGCGATGCCCGGCCATTCATTCCGTGACAGGCATTCTGCGAAAGTGTGGATATTGCGTTTGTACTCAGCCCGCCCGGCATCCTTTGCCTGCTGGTCCATGATGAACACCTGCACCGGGTAGCGACCGCAGTCAATTGACGTGCTTACAGCAAGGAACGCGAAGGTGGGGGTCTCATGGAAGTGCGATTCATAGCCATCTGAGTAGAAGGCGTCCTGAACGTGATATCGGTATGAGTAAAAGTCTTTCTGAAACTTCATGATGTCGGCCGTGCTTTTCACGTCCACGCACCAGTTGAATTCCGTGATTATCTTGTCGGGCCGGCAGCGGGATAAAACGCCGGCGTCGTGGTCATTCCAGTAGATGCTCGCCTCTGCATTTCCCTGAGCTTCGAGCATCCATCTTGCAATCGGGTGAGCCATAGCGCTGTCCCGCATCAGTTTCAACTTCCTGTTGTCATCGTGCGTGATAGGCGTGATTCCTTCAGCCTCACAGCGCTCGATGAATTCTTTTTCTTTCTCTTTTCCCGCGGTCGTCCTGCGATTAACTTCCGGCCCAATCTGGAAGCGCTTACTGAACTCATCAGGCTCCAGCAGAAGGCAGTGCAGGGCGGTACCTAAATCAAGCGCCGCCGTTTTTTCCTCATCGACAGGGGCATGTTTTCGCCACTGGTAAATGGCAGGGCTTATTGCGATGTCATCCAGCTGCGATTTGCTGATGCCAGCGCCGCGGTGATAATCCTCGTTGCTGATGTCGTAATAGATGCCAGGCTGCATTACGCCGCCTCCTGATTTCCATGTTTGTTGCGGTAAATCCCGATCGCCACGTCACGACGCGCAGCCTTAATCATTGCATCACGTAAAAACGCCTCAGCCGCTTCGTGCTGCTCGTCGTCTTCGTCGAACATCTCTATGGCTGGGTAGTCGTAATGCCGCGTCAGGAAGGCGCACAGGGCAGGCATTAACGGGTTTGTCTTGTGCTGGTTCATCCGCGCATCGACCTCTGCAGCTATGAACTCAAGTTCGCTCTCCGGCAGGTTGTCGGCGATATCCTGCACCTCATGCCGGGCTGTTCTGTTCATTTTCATTTCTTCTCTCCCAAACCAAGGCTTCTCAGCATCAGGTTGATGAAGGTGAAATCCTTCGAGTTCTCAAGCATCTTGCGCTGGCGTTCTAACTCTTCCTGCTGCTTCTGGTAAGGCAGGGTGGGTGATTGAGTCTTCACGGTTTGCCCTCCTGCGATACGACCTGTAACAGCCGCTCCCAAAGCTGCTGTAAGCGACTCTTTGGCTTCCACGACATCACGTCAGCACCGGTGAGTTTGTATGCGAACTGGTTAATCTGAGACGCGTTTAAACTGGAGCCACCCATGAGGGCAGCCCCCTGCATTTGAAATTGCATGGGTAACTCCGTTGAATTGATGAATTAGGTTTGGTGTCAAAAAAAAGCCCAGCATTGCGCCGGGCATAAGGATGTAACGTTCTGGTTATCTATCCTGTCATTTGAAACGTCTTAGCGTTGGTGCGTAGCACCTCAAAGCCGTCTAAGCAGACAGCTTTACGGTGTCACTCAGCGGGCGGTTCAGGTAAGGGCATCCAGTGGGTTACCGTGTAAGAATGTCCCTTGCCTCTAACAGAGCACCACGCGCCAATGAATTGTTCGTATCCTGAATATCTGGCATTTTCGATATTGAACTTTTCACATACAGGGATTCTTATAAGAACTTCCTGACCGACTTCCGGGTAGCGGTCACTGCAATTAATCCACTCCATCCTCTACCTCCCATTAGTGGTTACTGGCCCAGCGCCTTGGCGATGGCAGCTTCAACTTGAGCCAGCAGGCACTTGGTTGGGTGCATTGAACCCGCCTCGGATTCATACCCGGCAGCATAAAGCTGGTTGCGCATACGCAGACAAGCCGCAAGCAGCTCAGGAGCTGCGGCTATCAGAGCCATGTCCCGCTCATTGCAGCCAATCATCGGAAAGCCAGTGCTGTCGTTGTACGCATACAGCACGTCGCCATCCTTTCCACTAAGCACGCTACTCAGGCGCTTATGGCTGTTGCTCGTGAACCATTTCCACGGAGCCGGCGTTCCTTTAAATTCACTCATCCATTCCCTCCTGCTATAAACCCCAGCCCCATCAACACACCAATAACCAGCCAGCCGAATATGTAATTACCAGTGCTTATCATGGAGCCTCCAATAAAAAAGGCTGCGGGTTAGGCAGCCTCAGTAGTCGTAATCAAATGGATAATCCTGATACTGACTCATGTCGTCATCAGGATGCTCTTCAAATTCGTCTTCACCCACGCTCACCTCCCGCCGCTTCTCGGCTATTCCATCTACTCAGTGCTGATTCAGGCGTGTCCAGCATGTATATCTTTGCTGTGCAGCCGACGCACTGAATGCCATAACTGCTTTCAGATGCATTGCTTCCTGCAGGAGTCATTTCCCAGCGCTTCAGCTGCGCTCGTGCTCCACAGAATGGGCATGGCGAGATGCCATGCTCAGTGATTAATGTCGCTGACACGTTCACCTCGCCGTTACAATGTATTTTTAGTTGCGATAGCCAATAAAAAAGGCCGCCTAAGCGACCTCTTCGAATTTGGCTACGATGCCAATGTCTATCTTCACGTTCATCCCTGTTAACTGCCAGGGTGACTCCTGATCCGCATCATTCCCCACTACAAACCGTAGACGATCATCGGCTTCGTAAATCTTGCCCTCAGTAAATGCCTGGTGCTGATTTGACTGGATGCATTTAATTTTTTTCATGACTTACCTTGCTGTAACGGAATTGGACTTGCGATTGCCGGCATTGTATAGCGCAACCTCAGGCAGGCAAACAGCCCCACCTTCATGCCTGTCACGCAGAGAAGGGGAGATGCAGGCCTTCTCGATGCGGCTGATGTGCTTTGGTGCTGCAACCTGCTCACGCTCAGTTGCACGTTTTGCCCTGCGGCGATTTCTGGCGTTATCAGAGGCCAGAATGGTCATTACGATTGTCATGTGTACCTCCGGTAAATTTATTCCTGACGACGAAAGCATCGGCAGGGTAAATCGACTGATGCCACACTCTCGCAGTGGCCGCGCTCATGCCCTTGAGTATCTGTCGCACAATCGCCGCTAATGACCGGTGCGCGTCTGGCTTTCGCGCTGCTTTACCGGAGCTGCTTTTTATATAAACCTTGACCCGATGCTAAGCAGGCTCGCCTATGGCGACTCAGGGCAGTATCAATACTGCTGCAATGCCTTTCGGCTGCGGTCTAACCCGCTTGAGCGCTACATATAGCCTCCTGTTGAGTTAAATCGTTTCCCCGCATTTCGGCGGAGACAAACCCCATCAATGTTAAAGAGCGACCCAACATCCTGTTGGTTACTGCGTCCTGCTGATGGGATAGATATTATGCGTACTGCGCATATGCGTCAAGCGCATATTTAATCGGTTGGATATGTTTGCGGTCGATATTTGTGTATGTGTTTGAAACAAAGATGAATTTATTTTTAGGCAGGATATGTAGCAGGCACAAAAAAGCCCGCGCTTGGCGGGCTGATTTGCGAAAGGGGAGGTTATCCGTGACGGCGGTACTGCTGGGATTGGCTTAACATCACGCGCCCAGCTACATGAAGCATATCCATTTCTTCAGCAGATATGGTCCATTCACGATAGCGCGGGTTGTCAGATATGACGATCAGCTCGCTTTTGACCTTTTGCAGGCGCTTAACAAACATGTCGCCGTTATAGTCAAAGACATAGATGCCATCACCATCAAAGCTGCTAACAGCGACATCAACAAAAATCAGGTCGCCTGGCTCGATAGTGCCCTCCATGCTGTCACCGCGAACGTTGATAAGCTTCACTGATGACTCCGGCCGGTTACCGAATATGACCCTCGCTTGGTCGGGAACATATTCAATAGACCTTATGACTTCAACGACATCCTTTGAGGGCGACCCATCTCCGGCGCTTGCTGAAACATCAAGAACATCAATCCTGTACACATCTTTTCTCCCCTTTTTTATTATGGAACCGATACTGTATGAATCTACAGTATCATTAGCCTCATTGGAAGAGAATAGCTCAGATACAGGAACTGAGAGAGCTTCCGCAATCTTATGGATGAGAGAGTCACTGTAACCCTGCATTCCACGCTCAAGGCGCGACAGGTTTCCCACGTCGCTATCCACGCGCAACGCGAGTTCAGTAAGGGTCATCTTATTCGCTTTGCGAATCTGTCTAATCTTGTCGCCTATTTTCATGGCGGATATTCAACCTTTTTTATGCGTGTCACGCAAAGCGCCTTGCGCATATTTTCTATTTCGCATATTATGCGTATAGCGCATTTAGGAGGTGCATTATGCCAACACCATTAAGGAAAATGCGTGTAGAGAAAAAGCTGACGATTTCCGAGGTAGCCATCGCAACGCAACTTGACGTTGGAAACCTCAGCCGGATTGAAAGGGGAATTCAGGTTCCCTCTCTCGAAACGGCAGAGAAATTGTCCCGGTTCTTCAAAGGGAAGATCACCGAGATGCAGATTCTTTATCCGCAGCGATACATGAAGTCAGCCGACACAGCAGCTTAAGCAACACCGCTCTTTAAAACTCTGAACCCGCTCCCACCGAAATGTCGGAGCAAAACTCAAGTGACTTGCTCACCGCAATGTCACGTAACCAATTAACCAACAAACGGAATACTAACTGATGGAACGCGCAAAGAAACGCAACGAGGCACTGCGCATTGAAAGCGCCTTGCTTAACAAGATCGCCTTAATCGGCACAGAGAAAGCTGCTGAAGCTGTCGGGGTCGATAAAGCTCAGATAAGCCGGTGGAAACGAGACTGGATCCCCAAGCTATCAATGCTTCTTGCAGTGCTGGAATGGGGTGTAGTGGATGACGAGATGGCTCATTTAGCCAGA